AGGTGGGATCTGGATGCCGGTGAGGGCAGGAGTGCCCGCGTTCCGACATCCTTCCTCCTGCCAGCCACCCGCGTCGTTTGTCGCGCGCCATCCGCACGCCGCCGCGCACCATTTTGCAGAGGCGGATTTGCCTGCTGTTCGAGGGATCAAGCACCCATGTCCCAGCTCTCGCGGAACCCGATGAACTTCGGGAACCGCGGTGCTTCCTTCGCTCCGCTCGGCTGGTGGCTGAACTTCACCACCCGGCCGATCAGGGATTTCCGGTCCTGCCAGAGTGTCACGCGGTCGATCCCGCCGACGACGTGGTTGTAGCCCAGGCGGAATTCCACGCCGGTCGAAAGGTGACGGACGATGAACCCGCCGAGTTCACCGCGGCCGATCATGCCCGCTTGGGCGAGGCTGCGCTTCGTGCGGCCGAAGGCATCGAGTTCCGCGGTGTTCTGGTTGGTCATGCCTTCGTAGGGTTCAAGCACCACGGCCTCGGCGTCCTCGAAGCGCTTGATCTTGAGCAGCCACGCTTCGCGCTCGGTGGACCGGCCGCACTTGTAAGGTGAGTCCGGCGTGCGGACCATCACGCCCTCGTATCCGTCAGCGAGGCACCGGGTTTCGAAGGCCTCAAGCTCGGCGAGGTTGCGCACCACCGTCGGCGTCACGAATACCAGATGCCGAGAGCGTGGGTCGGACGCGCTGAATCCGAGTAGGCCTTCAAGGTCAGCCACCCGGCGGCGGTAGGGTTCATGCAGGTTGCCATCGCACACGTAATCGAAGATGTGGAAGACGAAGTCCGGTTGGCCGTCCCGCCGGCCGATCGCGCTGGTGGTTTCCGAAAACGTGCCGTCGCGCAGCATGAGTTCGCCGTCCACGCCGTCGGGCAGGTTGGCCTCGATCCACTCGCGGGCATGGCGGTTGGAGATCGGTTTGAACGAGCGGGTCAGCGCCTTCCCACCGATCTTGAGACAGCGGATGCCGTCGAGTTTCGGCGTGGCCAGCACCGGGAATGGGAGCTGGTCGGGGCGCTCGCACTTGCTGGCGAGCATCGGCTTGGTGATGGCATTCATGGGGTCGGTGGGTCGGAAGGTTTGGCGTTCCGACGTCCTCCTGCCTGCCAGTCAATTTCGCGGTTTGTCGCGGGCCATCCGCACGCCGCCGGGAGCCATTTTTCGGCGGCCATTTGTGGCTGTTAGATGCCGATGGCATGAGGATTGAACTGCCCATGATTGACAGGGCCGGGGCTCAAGCGCTGCAATCGAAGCCATATGCCGAGAGTCACCCCGGGACAGATGGCGGCAGCCATCAACCGCCAAGCCTTGCTGTCCACCAGCGAGGCGCTCTACGCCCGGTGCGACGAGCTGGCCGCCCTGCAGAAGATCATGTTCATGGACCTCGTGAGCTTCGCTCGCGACGGGGCCACAGACGACCAGATCACCGAGTTGATCGGCTTCCTTTCGGTGATGCAGTATCTCGCCGAGGCGACTTCCAAGGATGCGGCGGCGCCGGTCAAAATGCCGGAATTCCGTGAAGCGGTCGAACGGGCGATCTTCTGGTTCAAGACCTTCGACTCCGACGATTCCGCCGATCAGAAGCAGATGATCGGCAAATGGCTGGAGTCGATGGAGCAACAAAGCGAGCCCGTCATTTGGGCATGGCTGACCAAACTCCTTCAGAAGCACGAGATTCTCCAATGTGACCTCACCGAGGGTATGGTCATCACCCTTTACGCGGTTGCCGATGTTTTCGGCAGAAGGCTCGCGAGAGCGAAATGACACCCGCCATAACGCCGCGTAATCAGGCGTAGGAGCTCACTACCCCCGCGCAAGGGATAGCGGTATGACCGGCCCTCTCATGCGCCATCCGCGTTTTCCGCCATCCCGTTAGACTCGACGGCAGCTTGTTGGCGCGCGGATTGAACGGAGGCGGATCAGTATTCCTCGGGCAGCAGGATCGTGGTCATCGAGCGGTCCCATTCGGTGATGATGTAGATCGACCCGCCCGGTGTGACGTAGCGGCTCAGGAGCCACATCCCGTGGACCAGCGAATCCTCGTTGGCCTGCTTGTCCTCGGCGCAGAGCTCGTCACCCCAGTCCCCGCAGTGATGGCGGCGGAGGTAAGCGGTGAGGTCGACTCCCAAGGCGATCGCTCCGGGCGTGGCGTAGACCTTCCCCAGCGGGAAACGCGGTTGCATCAGTCGGAAGCCCATGGCGTCAGGAATCGATGAGGTTGTCGAACAGCCCGGGGATGAAGGGGCTCAGCGCCTCCTGCTCCGCCTTGAAGAAGTCCGCCTTGGTCCGGCCCATCCCCCTGCCCTGCGGCGTGTGGCAGTCGTAAGCGTAGTCGGGGATGGGAACGTATTCCCCCGCCTGATCGAGTTCGTCGGTGAGGGTTTCCGGATCGAGCCCGGCTTGCTGGTCGTAGACGAAGTTTTGCAGGTGGTCGGGGTCGCGGCTCTTCTTGGCGAGGCAGAGCAGGATCACCGCCTTCGAGATGAAGATCCGCCCCTTGGCCGTCTTCGACGGGGTGTTACGGTTGATCTCGGTATAGCTGTCGTGCAGCGCCTTGACCTCCGCGGTGAGGATGCCCCAGCAGTCTTCGGCGCTCACGGTGAGCAGTCGCCGCCAGACATACTGGCCGTAGCCGCTTGCCCAGAGTTCGAGCGCCCAGTAACCGGCCAGTTTCGCGTCGCCGCGCCGGATCGCCTTTTGCATCGCGCTGGACACCGCTGGGAACGAGTAGCCGCGCTTGGTTGGAATTCGTTGGATCATGACCCTTCATTGTCCTGCGTGAAGCACGTGACGGGAAGCGGTTTGGAACACCATTTCCTGTTAGAGCTTCACCGATTGGCGGCGGGGTGCGTCCATCGCGACGCGGTCCTGGCTCTTGTAGGTTTCAAGCCGGATGTGCGCCTTCCACTTGCGCTTGAGGTAGCGCTTTTCGGTGGCGATCCGCTCCTCGCTGCGGAACAGGCTGTTGCCGCCGAGGTTCTTGTCTCGCTCCTGGACGAAGCAGAACCGCGCCTCGTTCCAGACGAGCCGGTTGTCCATCAGCTCCTGGAGCGTGGCGTCGATGTCGCACTTGCACTTGAGCAGTTCGTCCCACTTCGGCACGCCGCCCCTTTCATCGCGGACCACGCCGACCGCCCCGCCGACCCAGTGGTTCACACCGAAGGGATCGTTGCGCTGGAGCAGCCGCGGGTCGCTCCGCTGGTGCCAGCCGAACAAGCGGGCCCCTGCCCCGCGCGCGCACCACGCCGAGTTTTCCAGCATCGCGATGGTTTCGGCGATGGAGAGCTTCCGGCACCGAAGTGACACCATGCAGACGCACGCGGAAATGTCGTCGTCGAGCATGACAATGGCGTCCTCGGTGAAGTGCTTGAGCACCCAGTTCCGCACGGCGCTGATGCCGGCGATCTCGTCCGGGATGGTTTCGATGGTGAGCCCGGTGTGGCGGTAGTGCTCAGCCTCGCTTGCGGGGACCAGCAGCGTCGCCGTTGGGAACAGCTTGTGGCTGGTGATCGAGCGGCTCCGGCTCCGGGACAGGATCAACAGGCGGAGTTTCAACGGGCGGAATTCCGGCCATGCTGGCGCGGCGGCAGAGTTCGATGAGTCGTTTTCCATGGAGCACTCGGCCAAGGCCGATCTTTTTGGTTCTGCGGGTGATCGAGTAGTCAACCTCGCGCACCCCCATGAGCTGGAGCACCTGCATCCAGTCCCGCAGGTCATGGAACATGAACACGAGGTAGTCGTGGGTCTCGAAGGCCTGGCATTCCATCCGCGGGATGGTTTCAAGTTCGTCCTCGGGATCACCCGCTTCGTCCATCAGCTTGCGGATCTCGTCTTCCATGAAGCCGGTGAGTTCGATGTCGAAGTCCGGGTCCGCGTCGCCGATGGATTTGAGAACTCGCCGCAGGTCGTCCTCATCGAGTTCGGCAAGTTCCGACAGGCGGTTGTCGGCCAGCAGGTCGGCGAGTTCCTCGGCTTCGCTCGCGTAGTCCTGCTCGTCGACCGGGATCGCCGGGCAGCCAATGAGCAGTGCCGCCTCCAATCGGCCATGGCCGCGGACGATCAGGCCCGAGCGCTTCGAGACGGTGACGGGATTGCGCCAGCCCTGCTCCTGGATGATCGACGCGAGAAGCTGGATCTGGTGGGCGCTGTGCCGGTTCGGGTTGACCGGGTTCGGCTTGAGCGTGTTCGGATCGACGAGGGAGGTGTGGGCGCAGTGCACGGGGATGTCCATGTCTCCCGCCCTTGCGTCAACCACGCCGGTTGACGCGTCCCGCGCTGGCAGATGGAAGCCGTATCACCCGACATCGCCAAGAAGCTGCTTTCCCGCGACTTCGCCAACCTGGTCGGCCGTGTCCAGAAGGGTGGCAAGCTGACCCGGGCCGAGCGGGCGATGCTGCAAACGCTGGCCACCGGGAGCGGGGCGGCACCGGCGACCGCGGCCTCTTACGTTGAGCTGGCTGCCATCCTCGGCGTCACCCGCCAGTCGATCAACACCTGGAAGAAGCGCAAGGACGCCCCGAAGCCCGCCGCCAACGGACTCCACGACGTGGCCGCGTGGAGGGAGTTCATGCGCCGCCATGATCTGAAGGGTGGCGTGATCGACTCGTCCGGCGACATCGAATCCTCGCTCAAGGCGCGCAAGTTGCTGGCCGAGGTGGAAGAGCGCGAACTGCGACTCGGCATCCGGCGCGGCGACTACGTGGCGGTCGAGGAAGTCCGGCAGACGTGGACCGAACTCGTGGCGCAGGCAACGTCGATGCTCCGCAAGAAGTTCGAGCAGGAGCTCCCGCCGATCCTGTCGGGCCTCGACGCCACCGGCATCCAGGAGGAAGCCCGCCGCGCCATCGACGAGGTGTTGACGATCCTCCATCAGGGCGAATGAAGACCGTCGAGCCCGCCCGCAGGAGACTGGAACGGATCTGGTGCGATGCTTGGCGTCCGCCCGACCGTCGCCCCCCGTGGGCGTGGTGCGAGGAGCATATCACCTCGATCCCCTACTCGCCCATTCCCGGCCGATTCCGCTCGGCCAACTCGCCGTGGATGCGCGAGCCGATGGAAGCACTCGTCGATCCAAAGATCCGCATCGTCTCGATCATCGCCGCGATTCAGAGCGGCAAAACGTCGGTTGGTGAACTCGGCCTCGCCCACATCATCGCCAACCACCCGGGACCGACGCTCTGGCTCGACCAGACCGACGACGACGCCAAGGACCAGAGCGAGAGCCGACTCCAGAAGCTCTTCGACGAGTGCACGCCGGTCAGCTCGCTCTATCCAGCCAACCGGCACAAGAAGCGCAACAACACGATCCACTTCGCCAATGGCATGACGCTTTGGGTGCTGGGGGCCAACAACAAGACGAACCTTCAACGGCGTTCGATTCGCTGGCTCATTATGGACGAGTGCTGGCGGGCTCCGACAGGCCACATGGCGGAAGCCGAAGCGCGCGTCACCGCCTTCGGGTGGCTCGGCAAGTGCCTGTTCATGTCCCAGGGCGGCGAAGAGGACGACGACACCCACCGCAAGCACGAGACCACCGACATGCGCGAGTGGACCTTCGCGTGTTCGCATTGCCACCAGCGCCAACCGTTCAAGTGGGAGCAGGTCGAGTGGAGCAAGGACGCCCGTGACGAATCCGGCGAGTGGGATTTCCAGAAGGTCCGCGACACCACCTCGATGCGCTGTGCGTCATGCAACCACTACTTCGAGGACAGCGACCGCACCCGCCGCGAACTCAACCTGACCGGCCGCTACACCGTCACCAACCCAAACGCCCCGAGGGAGAACGCCGGATTCCACTGGAACGCCCTGTGCGCGATGAGCTGGGGCCGCCTGGCAGAGCTGTATCTCCGGGCCAAAGCCGCGGCCCGCAAAGGCGACGTGAGCCTGATCCAACAGTTCTATCAGAAGCGCCTCGCCATCGCATGGCGCGAATACCTGGAGGACTACAAACTCGACATCGTCCCGGGCGGCTACCTCAAGGGCGAAACCTGGGACGGCGAGGCCGGTGTCGATGCCCAAGGACGCTTGGTTCCGTCCGGCGAACCCTGCGCCTGTCCGCTGCGGATCCTCACGGTCGATTGCCAGCTCGACCACCTGTTCCTCGTGGTCCGAGCCTGGGCCGAGGACGGATCCAGCCGCCTGATCTGGAACGAGCGGGTGCTGACCTTCACCGACGTCTCGGCCATCCAGGAGCGCTTCGGGATCCACCCGAACCTCGTATTCATCGACGCTCGGTATGCCACCTACGACGTCTATCGCGAATGCGCGGCCCACGGGTGGACGGCCCTCATGGGTGACAAGCGGGCGACCTTCACCCACAAGGTCAAGGGCCGGAAATCCATCGAGCGCTTCTACTCGCCCCGCCGCAAGGTGGTGCTCGGCCGCGGGCAGTCCTGCTCGGTGTTCTACTGGTCGAACCTCAACATCAAGGATGCCCTCGCCCGCCTGCGCCGTAACCAGAACCCGGACGACGGACCGGTGTGGGAGGTGCCGGACGACATCGACGAGGACTACCTCGCCCAGATGGAAGGCGAGCACCGGATCAAAAAGAACGGCAAGTGGCTTTGGGTGCGGATCGGTTCACGCGATCAACATTATTTTGACTGCGAAGCGGAACAGGTAGCTGCCGCCACCATGCTCAAGATCGTCGGTCGCGAGGCATCCACTCCGGTTGACATCCCTGAGGAGGAGCCATGAAAACTCTGAGCTTTCTCGCCACCGCCTTGCTCCTGGCCTCCTGCGCCAACCCGCCCGCCATCCAAGGCGAGTTCACCCACGAGTCCGGCCGGCTCCGTGTCCACCCCGACGGCCGCATCGAAATCGTCGTCGAACCCCGCACCTCGAAGTAAGCCATGAGCACCTTCAGCGACTGGTTCGAATCCCAGGGCTTCAAGCACTTCAATGCGGGCGAGTTCGAATCCTACTTCGCGGCGCGGCGAAGCGGCGTGAAGAACAGCCAACCCCCGCGCAAGCTGTGGCCTAACATCGTCCCGACGCTCCGCATCGTCGATGACCTCCGCGCGTCCTTCGGCAAGCCCTGCCGCATCCTCAGCTCCTACCGCTCGCCCGACTACAACCGGGTTGTCGGCGGTGCCACCCGCAGCCAGCACCTGGAGTTCAACGCGCTGGACATCGCCTTCGACGGCGTGAGCCCGCAGCGGGTCTACGAGCGGCTGCTCGAATGGCGGAAGGCGGGGAAGTTCACCGGCGGCCTCGGCCTCTATTCGTCGTCTGGGTTCAACCACATCGACACCCGCGGCAGCAACGCCACCTGGCGCTCCCGTTGACACCTGCCGCCGTGCATGGCTCGCGGACTTTTCATCACCGGATTCACCATCGCCGAGGTGCTGGCGATCCAGCAGCAGGCGAAGTCCCTCCTACTGGAGGGCAAGACCATCATGAACTGGAACGACGCCGACACTTCGGTTTCCAAGCAGTTCACGATGCCCGTCGATCAGGTGCTTGAGGAATGCGGCCACGCACTCCGGGTCCTCGATCCCGCCACCTACGGCCGCCCCAAGTCCGGCGCGGTTTCCTTCATCTCCGGCTACCTCGCGAAATGAACGGCTTCAAACAGATCGCCCGTCTGCTGCTCCCGCCGCTGCTGCTACCACGCGCCTGGGGATCCTCCTTCGAGTCCGCCAACTGGTCCCCG